TTGAGACAATCTTCTCTAGTGTTTTATCTCGCAAATTTGAAGCAATTCCTAATTTGATTTTAAGTAATTCCACTAACTGACCAATGTCCATGCTATTCTTCCTCTTTCTTAGTTGCTTTCTTGCGCTTTGGTTTCTCTTCAGTGGCTTCTTCTACTTCCTCAGTAGTTGTTTTCACCTCTTCAGTAGCCTCTTCTACTTCCTCAGTAGTTGTTTCCACCTCTTCAGCAGCCTCTTCTACTTTCTTAGTAGATTTCTTTACCACTTCATCAGTGATGAAGATTGAACCTGCTGAATTAAAGCCTGTCAAGAGTCCTTTAACAAACTCTTGATCAGGTTCATAGCCTTTGCGTGGAAAGACATCATCAATTTTATATTCATGTTGTTCTTCATCACGCATGTCCTTAAATGGACGGATTACTGTATAGGGCATGTGATACCTCCTTATGCTACAACATCAGTGTATGTGCCAAAGAATCCAGCAGCAGCATCTACTTTCTTCACATCTAGACGGATGAAAAGTCCAAGCAATTGGCCATAGATGTCATTGTTAACCCATTTAACAGATACTTGAGAACGGTCAAAGAGTTTTACAAATTCAGAAACATCACCAATAAAGAACTTCATGTCTCCTTCAGCTCCAAATACAGTGTCATCTACCGGGTAGATTGTTTTGCCACCAAATGAGTATCCGGTAGGTGATGCAACATCTGTTTGAAGCATGTAGCGGCCATTTTTGTCTTTCACTTTGTCAAGTGCTGCAAACATTGATTGAGTTACAACAATACTTGCTTTGTAGATTGATTTAAGTTTCTTGTTGTAGATGTCCTTGATGCCATCGAATCCAGCAGCATCTGCTTGAGTTGCTGATTTAAGGATGGTAGCGACCAATGACAATTCTGTGTTTTCACCTTGATTGAATACTTCATCTTCTACAATTGACATGATGTCATAGTCTGCATCATCAATCATTTCTTGAGACACAGGAATGTAACCACGGTAAGTCTTGATTGAGTAATCAATTTCGCTGATGCTTGGTTTTCCAAGTTCAGGATTAGCTTTCAATTCATCAGTTGAAGCCATTTTGCTGTCTGTCTTCTTGATAACTGGATATTTACCAGAACCACTATTTACTTTGACACGTTGGACAAGATCCAAGAGTGGATTGCGTGTCTTCTCAAGGAAGTGAGGTTTTAACACTTCAGTTGGGATCAAAGCAGCGCTTCCAGAGTCAGTTGTTTTAAGACCTTCAATGTCACGAGTTTGACCAGTACGAATGAATTTAGCAATTGCGTCACGTTGTTCCAATTTCTTTCCTCCACGTTGCTCAACATCTTTGAATGTTGGGGCTTTCCGATTTTGTTCGTCCACTTGCTTTTGAAGATCTTCAATTTCTTCTTCAAGTTTTGCTTTTTCTGCTTGTTTCTCTTCCAATTTTTTTTGAAGTTCTTCAAGGCTCTTTTCAACCGCTGAAACTTCTTCTTCGGTTTCAGCACGGTCTAGTTTCTCTGCTTCGATTGCAGAACGGTTGTTCAATTCTTCAATTGCTTCTTCCAATTCAACAACCTTATTTGCTTTTGTGCGCATACGTGCGCCCAGAATCAATGCTTTGTTCATAGATTGTATTTCTCCTTAATTTTCATTTTGCGTTCATTTAACGCTTCAAGATTGGCACGTTTTAGACATTCAAAGTCTTTCTTCCGTGCAGCAATTTCAGTCTGTGGATAAGCCGGGAATGTGCAAGGACTGACCTCAAAGATTTCAAGCTCTAGCACGGTATCAAGATAAGAACCATCTTCACGCTCGACAGTGTCCACCTTGATTGGCATAAATCCAAAACTGCATCCAACAATATCCCCACGCTGTACACGGGCATAGGCTCCCATAGCGTCTGGATCATTCCTGTTGATGATAATGTCCCCATAGAGACCTTTGTCATCAACTTTGAGACTCACTGTGCTGTTCCCTGTGCGCCCTAAAACTAGGTTATGATCGTGGTTAAACAATGCACGGATATCAGCATTTTTGATGGCTTCTTCCACTCCTGCACGTTTGATCACTTCAAAATAGCCTGGCCACAGCTCAGTTTCTTCATCGAACCGGATGAAGTAACCACTCAGAATCAAGTCACCAGATTCTTGTTCTTCTCGTGTCTCGAATTGAGTAGCTATGTATGAATTACGTTTCTTCACTGGCATTTCCTCCTTCCTTATTTAGTTTGTTCTGATTGCCTAACTCACCTTGTGGCAGATAGTTTTCAAGAACAATAATTTCATCCATTTCAGGATCCGGAGTCATACCCACCCAATCTCTCCACTCGTTTCTACGCATTGCAGCACTATTGGTCATTTGTTGGGCAACAGTTGAAAGCTCTGTAATGTCGTATGAGTACAATGAGCGTGGATTGAATTTGAAGTAGCGTGTGGTTGAAGTCAGTAGGTCTCTTGTAAGTGTCTGAGTGATCGTTGTTGCGATGCTCATGATAGTTGTATTCACAAAGTTGTTGTATTCTTCTTTGTTGAAGTCTCCTACCCCTAAAACAAAAGCCGGAACACCTAACATTCCAGCTACTGTCTTCTTATCAATTTCTACTGACTCATTCAAAGCGATGTCATTCAAACTTAATGGCTTCACTTGTTCCACTTCCAGCAAAGCTTCTGGAACAATCCAAGGTTCACCAGACTGGCTTGTGGTCAGATATTTCTTAGCAATTTTCTCACGACCTTCCACAGTTCCAAGTTCCTCACTTGATGAATCCACCTTGATAATAAGGCTTGGAATGTTTTTTCCATTCATGAAGCCCTTTTTGGTCTGTGTAGCCATGTTCAAATTGCGAACAATATCTTTCAAAGCAAATCTAAAACCGGTCCCAATATAAGGCCGGTCTGGATCAGGATTGATGGCGAAGTGGACCACTTCATCTGGATTGAAATCAGTGTCCCTAAAATGGATCATGTATGTCAGATCATTGCTTATGAACGACACTTCCGACATTGGGAATGGTCTGAGATTGCTGATGTAGTCAGTCATTGGATCGTATTCCACATGTAGGACAGAATTCCCATCGCCAAACAGGAGCAAGTCCCTGACAATCTTGAAGATCCATGATTTTCTTGTCATGTGATCACAAGGGTTGATGTCAATCTTACGGGCTAACCCGTCCTTGATTCGTACATCACCAGATTCTGTGTTTTCCATGAGCTGGATCGTCATGTTTGAGACCATATCAGCAATTTTATTGACTGCCATGATCACATCTGGATTTCTTGCCAGTGGAATGTAGCCATCTCCATCATACATGACGCCAAAATCTGAATTCCCAAAGCTCGTGAACATCGTCTGAGACTTGCCACGTTTGAATAATTTGTCAAAGATTCCCATATTTTTCACCTCCTTTCTATCTAATCAAAGTAAGCCATCACATTCTTATTCTTACCAAGGTTAGCAAGCGCCTGAATACAAGCAAAGACACTCGCATCAAACAAGTCAATTCTTGCTGTACCGCCATCACCGTCCAATTTCTCATACTGGACAGCATCATCTACTTTCTCGATGGCTCTGACATTGCTGACACAGTATTCATAAGCGTCCGAATGTACATAATAAAATTCTTTATTCTTCACTTTCAATTCAATTCTTCTGAATCCCTCTGATTTCAAATAGAATAGCTGAGGTTGGTCAATCATTTTGAATTTGGCTTGTTTCATTTTGAGCATGAACTCTCTACCAAATTTCCTATCCATACCGACAGCAGCAATTTTGAAGCCTTTCTGTCGCATTTCTATGAACCATTTAACAATGTCATCATAGAGAACTGTTGGAGTGTTACTCATCGTAAGCCATCCATCTGATTGCCATCCAAAAAGTGGGATGCCATCATCATTGGCTTTCTTCTGAGCATTGACACGAGGGAAGAAAGCGTGTGTGATACAGATATCAACATCTTTTTCACCGTCATTGTACACACCGTAAAGGGCAGCAGCGGTCAAGTCATGCAGTCTTGAAAGGTCAGCTCCTCCATACCAGCGAATAGGAAGCCTTGCAAGCTCCTCAATGGTCCAGTCATAGCAGTCATCACTAGCAATGAACTCATCTGGATTGAAATAAGCGTTCATTGAGTTGGTGAAGACATTCAATGTTTTGTTGAAAAACTCATTTCTGGTCTGTGGATCATTCAAGGCCTGTTCTGCTTCTTCCTTGAGGGCTTTTAGTGAGACAGTCACACCCCATGAGGGATTAGCCATTTTTAACACATTTTCATCCAAGTAGTCTCCCACATCTCCATCTGTTGCTTGATTCGCTTTGCAGATGAAAATGAAGAATGAATCATCTTTGACCAACTCTTTCAGGACCTTCTGACAGTATTTCAGACGGTTAGCAAGGAATCCTGTTGGGATGTCTCCTGCTGTTGAGATAACAAAAAGCATACTGTTCCGGTATGCTGACATTGTTTTCTTCATAAGACCATATTTTTTTGAATTTCTCATGGTGTGGGCTTCATCTAGAATGATGACATTCCCATTGAGAGAGTCAAGCCTGCTTTCATCATTGGCCAGTGCTTGGATGAAGAATGAACCCTCCTCGCCAAAATTGGCAGTGATGGAATGTTCTTGGTTGTTATCTTTGATACGGATGTTCTTGTCATTCCATCGCTCAACATTGAACCTCAAGAATCCAAAGGCTTCCAAGGCTTGCTTGACAGAATTGGCTACAATATAGCATTTTGAACCGCTATCTGTATCAAGAATCTGATAGGCCAGAGCGATTGCAGCCGTGAAGGAAGTCTTGCCATTTTTTCTGGCAAGCATGATCAAGGCTTCTTTGAAGCGTCTCTCATTTGTTCCCTTGATATAGAATCCAAAGAGATTGACCACCACAAAATGTTGCCACGGTTGAAGTAACAATGGCTTATTACGGATTGAGACCGCAAACATATCATCACCCTGCTGATGGACAATTGTGTTTTCGATGAAATGAACAACAAAATCAACCATGTCTTCATCCATCTCAAATTCTGGATTGTCCAAATCTCTCAGAAAGCGTGATGCTGCCAAAATGTTTTCTTCACAATGCTCTTCCTGATGTTCCAGAACGTGTTGAGCGTATTCTTTAGCTTTCTCCACGTTACCCATCAGACTTCACCCGTTTCTTTTTGATCTGGTCCTTGAATTTCAGAACTTCTGTAAGAACTGATCCATTGTCTTGCTCTACTACTTCACCCAATGACTTAGGATTCATCATCAATTGATTAGAATAACTGAGTATGTCTTTCCGTAGGATTTCCATCGCTGTGAGAATGGGGACCTTGCGTTCATTCTCAGCTCCTGCCTTATTCACATAGACATCTGTGACAGGATAGCCCATATCAGCATAATCCTGAGCAAGTTTCTGATACTGATATAGCATGCCTGCAAAGATGTCAATGATCATGTCAAATTCTTTGCGATATGTCCCAAGCTCTTTCATCTGTTTGATGATTTTTGACTTGATAGATTTAGCTGTGACTGGTTTTGCCAAAAACTAGGCCTCCTTCCCAAAATCCCTTTAGTTTTTATCCCCTTTTTGTCTGAGCGGTCCCGACTTGGAAAAAGTTCCCTTCACCGGTTCCCAGACGCTCTAAAAAAATTTTTTTCGATGGGGGGGATAATCGAAAAATTCAAAAATTGAAAAATTGAAAAATTCGATTTTTACAAAATTTCATTTTTTCGATTTTTGTAAAAATTCAAAAATTCCCTTTTTCGTTTCTTTTGCCAAAAAATTCCTTGACCAATAACTTTATCATTCTTTCTGTCATGAAAAGTATTGTGTCGCTTATTAGTGAGAGGCAAACAATTCCATTCTTGGAATTCTAGTTCAGGATATTCGGACACTGGAAAAATATGATGAACCATTTCGGCTGGTTCTGATATTCCATATCTCAAACTCTCTTGACATAGATAATTATATTTCCTTAGAATCTTATCTCTGAACTTCTCCCACTTCCTTGTCTTCAAGGATGGTCTGACTATTTTGCTATACATATATTTCCCTCATGCAAAAAGGACAGCCAATCTCTTTGGTCTGTCCCTCTCATACTTGAAAGCTATGCTATCATAATATTTTATTTTATGTGAGAAAACAAGAGTTTATTTTCTCATCTTTCAATCCAACTTAAAATTATCCCCGATCTTAAAATGTTCAAATTCTTTTTTGCTCACCTTAAAATCTTCCTCGATGGTTTTGTTTCCTGATTTTCCTTTAACGGTTATAAAATATTTTCTATCGGTTTTCATTGGAACTAGCACCGTTGTCTTTCCAGATGAAATTGGCATCAATATCATTGTTGGTTCTTCGATATATTTATCAGTGATGGTTCCACTTGAAATCTTATGGCATGATGCTAGTAATATTCCAAAAGCTAAAATACATAAAATTTTGAAATACCGCATCACTCTGCTTCCTCGGTTTCTTCAATGATGAATGCTAATAATTCTCTAGGGTTAATATAGAGGTTGTTAATACGCATTAGATGCCCATTGTTAAACTGGCTTGCTAAACGTTCAATATCTGATTGTTTAAAACCAAAAGACTCAGCGGTCTTATTGTTTGTTAAATGAAAAACGATTTTATTCGTAGCCATCATTCTACCTCCTCTATTTCAATTCCTTCACAATCAAATACCCAACTAAACCCGGCTTCTTCTAATTGCCATTTTGTAAGTTTTGAAAAGATTCTGGTGTCACCAAAAAAGATTGTATCTTCATCAGGATTTCTCAAGAGGTATTGTCCGGACGATTTTAATTTTATTTTATAGCACTTTTCTTTTTCTACATCATACCCGAACTGTAACATATTAATTAGTGTTCTAATAGGATTCTGTGTTTCTGCAAACCATATTTCGAATTCACTGAATTCAGTCATTGAGGCGATTCTTCCACCTGATAAAACAACTCGACAAATGCTTTTATCTAAATCATGTTTATGTTCCTCGAACCATTTTGCAATATATCGTTTCACAGTTGGTTTGAATCCTGTGTAAATCATAGACTCCGGAATTGAAACAGTAAGTCTGTTTTCCAGTTGAACTATAGACCTATCATCTCTCTTGTCGTTTTTATCTTCCCCGAAAACTTTCACTTTTATTATTCCATCTTTTACCATGTTTCTTCCTCTCACTTTCACATATCTTATATTTTGTTAAGCTCGCCTTATTTCTGAAATCCTTTTAGGATATGGGTTTCATTCGTTTCTCTTTTCTCAGCTTATGCCTAACTCATTATGTTAATGTCAAAAATATAAAAATTAAATAACAAAGTTTCTCAAGGCATCATCTAGTTCAGCTTGTTCAATCCCAATGTATCTCAGTGTTATCGCTGGAGATGAATGATTGAACATCTTCTGTAGTGTGCCTACATCCTTTGTCTTGTTATAGTATTTATATCCAAACGTTTTGCGCATTGTATGTGTTCCTACATTGTCAATGCCCAATTCCTCAGCAGCTTCATGGATGATCTGGTAGGCTCGTTCACGAGTGATGGCCTTGTTTCCTCCTTGCCTGCTCTTGAATAAAAAATGATGGAATGGCTTCCCTTCGACATACTTCCTCATTTCTCGTTTCAACTCTTTTGTCATTCTACGGGAAATCTGTTTGCCAGTCTTTCTTTCTCGTAGCTTGATGTGCCATCCCTGAACATCTTTGACTTTGAGTGTGAGGATGTCACCAACTCGCAAGCCTGTATTTAGACCAGTGATGAATAGCATGTAATACATTTCATTCCATTCTCTCAGGTAGTCTTTCATCGCTTGGATGTCATCTGTGTCTTTTATGGGTGAGACCTCTTCCATACGCTTCCCCCTCTCTATATTAAAATTGATTTTCATAAGGAATTGGGAGTACAGGAATTGAACCTGTATCTGCTGTTTTCCGCCAGCATGCTCTAACCGTTTGAGCTAACTCCCTAACCACTATTAGGAGACCCTCTCATCCATGATGTGATTATCATGAACAAGATTATAGTATTTTATTTTGTGTGAGAATACAATATCTTATATTCTCAATTTATAGTACACCTTTCATTCTGGCATACGTTTCCAAGATGCCAGCACGCTTGCGGTAAATTGTAGCATTGCTGACAAATTGCTTTTCTGCGATTTCTTCCCAATCAAGATTGGCTTGTCCCCATCTTAGGTAGAAAATATCAAGCTGCTCTCCTGTCAATTGCTTCTTGAAGGATTCAACAGTCTCTTTGAACAGCTCAAGATTCTTCAAAGTCACATCAGTAGCGAATTTCATCACTGTGTTTTCTGTTGGTTTGCTAATGCCAGAATTACCACCCCCAACAAGGTCATCACCGTTCTTTGCCATCAATTCTGCTTTGCGTGTCCAGATTGCCCGGTCAATTCCACGAAAATTGAATAATTCTTGATCAAGGTTAAACAATTCTCTGTTGTTTAATTTTTTCATTCAATAACCTCTCTTTGATAGATTTCTACTATCCCTTTTCCTTTTAACTTCTCACAATGAGCAAGCGCTTCATGTCTTGTTTCAAATTCGGCTTCAGTGTATTCAGCTAAATGCTTGGGATCAATCCAGCTTGCATGACCGTGATATTTTCTTACAACATACATCTTCGTTTTTTCTCCTGTTTTTAAACGCAATCACACTAGCCCAGATCAAGCCAGAGAGCCAGACTGCTGCGAATAGTAAATAGATAAAGTTTTGTAAGTCCATCTCACTACCACAATACGCCTTTCAATCTGTTAAATTCTTCCTTTGGGATATCTGATTTAAGAGTTATCTCAAAATTTCTAAAGCCAATTTCACCAGTTGACAACTTACTTGCGTTAACATTCTCAGAGTTAATGTTTCTAGCATCTGCAATACATTCTTCCACAATGTTTCCCATTGCAATGAATGTCTTACCGCCATCTGTACTGAATTTCAGTCCTATCGGACGGCTGTTGTACATTTTACGGTACTTTCTAATCAGTCGTTTTCTCGCTTTATTTAATGACATGTCTTGTCTCCTTTGTAATTCTATTTCTTTCCACTCTTAATTTTAAACTAGTGTTAATGCCAAAATATACCAGTGTTATTTCTTTTTCCCATTGATTCTTAGTATATGGGTATCTGTTTGGTCTCACTTTGTTACCTCCAACAATTCAGGATTTTCGTAGACGTTGCCGATGATTTCTCTATCGCTAGCCACATTACACAATCGTTCAAAATTATTGTATCGAATCAAGCTATTTACAAACATTCCTAAATCTTCTCTGTATTCGATAAATCCATTCAACAAACCATCTTTTGTGCCCAAAATATCTTTCTCATATATCTCCCGTAATTTTTTGTCAAACATCCCTGTGAAACGTCCTACTGATTCTATATTTACAGGACACCAAGAACCTATAGTAATGTATTGTTCGTTAGCTTCTACAACTTCGTTGATAATAAATGCTCTTCCTCCATCTTCAATTAAATGTCCGTATTGCCATTCTCCTTTGCTGTTTTCGTCAATGGATAACCCTCTAAATTTTGGAATCATTCTCCCACCTCTTCAACATTTTTAAGATAAAATCCAATACCATACATCAATAGGTAGCTTTGGAATCTCACAAAATCTTCAATCAACTCAGCTTCTTGAATGTCATATTCTCCGATCTCGTCCAAATAACAATCTATATCTTCATGCTGCACACTTCCGTAATCTGTTTTTGTGTGATTTACTTCAAATTCGTAACCGTCCACATCAACTGTATAATGAATACCGTCTTCCGAATTATCGTATTTATAATTTTTAATAATCATTCTGTTACCTCCTTATCACGCAATTCTTTCCTTGCACAAGCAAGATAGTAGTGGAATATCTCATTTGATACATGCTTGTTAATCAATCCATCTAGTGCTTTCTCGACTACTGCTGATCTACTTTTATATCCATAATATAGCTTTAGAGCTTCCAGATGTTCAAATAGATCACTAGTCAAGGTAATCAAAACCTTCTTACTCATTCCGTTACCTCATCTTTCTCCTTCGATTGTTTAGAATGGTAATTTGTCATCTGTGATGTCCATTGGGCTTGTGTAGCTGGGTGGCATCTGTTCCGTCATGCTGTTTTGATTTGCGGTATTGTCACGCTTTTCAAGAATTTGGAAACTTTCTGCGACAACTTCAGTCACATATACACGTTGTCCTTGCTGGTTCTCGTAATTTCTTGTTTGAATTCGTCCGACAATTGCCACAAGCATTCCTTTTTTCGTCCAATTGCAGAAGCGTTCTGCTTGTTCTTACCACATCACACAGTTGATAAAATCTGCATCATACTCATCATTTGCATTTTTGAAATTGCGATTGCATGCAATATTGAATTGAGCAGTTGCAATGTTGTTGGGTGTGTAGCGTAGTTCTGCATCTCTGGTCAACCGACCAATAAGAGTCACATTATTAATCATTATTATCCTCCGACATTATTCATTTCAGCAGCTTCCTTGACTGCTTCTGCTTTCTTGCGTTCCTGCATTTGATATTCTTGATTTAATTTATTCAGGATTGTATCTTGTGCAGTATTCTGTTCAGCTAATCTCTGGATGCTCAATTCATGTTCCTGAATCGTCCATTCCATATCTTTGATCTTATTCTCTTGATCTACTAATCTAGAATTGAGATTGATAGCAATGACTAATGAAATAGCTGCCAATGAGATCAGGTTGATAATCAGCCAATTAATTTTACTTTTCATTATCAATTACCCTTTCTACCCTAAACTGACCAGCTTCTCTTCCTCGCTCGTTCAAGTGTATATAATACTTGAGGAGAGAAACATCTTTTCCAGTGATTTTACTTAATTCCTTGAGTGGAGCTGTACAGATGTATTTTCCTTGGTCAAAGAATCTATAATCCGTCAATTCCTCTGGATCCCCCATCAATGTTTTCTCATCAATATTGAAGAACTTGCACAATTCTTGGACATGAGCCGGTTTTATATCGTCTTTTGTGATCCATTGCTGAATTGTGTTCTGATTTCTATTCAATTTTCTTGAGAGTTCTTTGCGTGTCAATCCTTTACCAAGAATCAACAATTGCAATTGTTGACGGAAGTGATCCATCTGATTTCTCGTGTAATCTCTCATGCTGTCACTCCTGTTCATGACTATTCTTCAAGTCCTCAATAAGCCATTCAAGATATTTCTTAGCCTTATCCAAATCTTCAAGCCCGTTCTTCTTCTGGAATCTACATAGATACTTGATAGCATTTCCCCAATAGAATCCCTGAACCCCTTTCAGGTTTCCTGCAAAGTTCCGGATGACATCAATGGATTCCAGACCATATTCACCACAATAGTGATTTGGCTTATTTACTGAATCATTCATCTCTTCTAAAATCTGTTCAAATGACCGTTCTTTCATTTTAGTCTTTCCTCCTTGATCCAAATACCGTCAACCAATTTCCCTTTGCGGTCCTTGATTTCTTCATAGGCTTTATTTAAACACTCCACAAAATCATAGTTGAGCATTTGAGATATTCGCATCAACTCATGTACTACGCTTTTGAGTTGGTAGCCTTGACGGTTGAAATAAGATGCCAGAGCTTGATCCATCATCAATACAAAATAATCTTCTGTTTTTGCAGCTTCTGAAAAAATGAATTTCTCTTGTTCTGGGAAGATTTCTTTTGTGTTGATTCCAAGTTGAAGAGTCAAGCCAATCAATACAACAGTGATGTCTCCAATACTATCTTTAGTCACTTCTTCATCTTTTTCAGCAACTCCTCTCGACAGCTCACCGATTTCTTCATAGAGCTTCAGGAATTGCTTATTGGGTTCTTGAGTGTGTAAGTTGCGGTCATAAAACCATTTTTGAACTTTTGAAATTAGATCCTTTAGTTTGTTGTTTTCCATTTGTTTAATACCTCCGACTTTCCATAGCTTCAGGAAATTTAAAAATGTGTTTGCTTGCTCCCTTAAAGATTCGATCAGCAAGTGCTTGATTGTAGATTGTTTTGATGTCATTGCTTGACAAGTTAGTGTTGAAGAATGTTGTTTGCCTACTATCCAATATTTTGAATAGCACTCTTTGTCTCCAGTCATTTGCCTCTTTAAGATTGGCGCTCATGCTACTTTCTTTCCCCAAATCGTCCAAAAAGAGAAAGTCAACTTTGCTGAGCAGGTCCACAGCGTAGTTCTCAGTGAAGTCTCCTCGACCATTGAAGCTTTCTTCAATCTTATTGAAGAGAGCTGATGTAGAGATGAAGATCACACTTTTTGGATTCTCGCATTCTTTTGATTGCTCATTCAATGCTTTTGCTAATCCAATAGACAGATGACTCTTTCCAATTCCAGGCGGTCCACTTAGGATCACATTCCCTGTTTCAAACTTCAGATAATCCCTCAGCATCCGTTTCATAAAGTTGAGAGCTTGTTCATTGGTTGGATTATCTGCTACATAATTCTCTAATGTTTTATCACTCAACTCTTGAGAATAGATGCTCTCTCTTTCAAATACTTTATAAGTGTGAGACAAGAGGGCTTTGATTTTCGCTTCCTGTCTCAAGAGAGATTCCATCTTCAGGATTTCTTCTTTTTCACATTCAGGACAAATTGCAATGATCTGTTCTGATCCACTGATCTTCACTTTTGCATGAAGGATCTGACAACCATGTTTATCACAAGATGTAATTTCTTCATTCATTAGAATCCCAACCTTTCATCTTGTTTCTGGACATTTTGCTGTTTAGGCATTTGCTGATTGCGATATTTTTCAAACTTACTAGCGTTGAATAGTGTATCTGGTGTTAAGTATTTAGACATCTTTGTATTGTCCTTCCATTCATTTGTCTTAACATCAATCACATATTTGAAGTCTTCAATTGTGTAGTTCTCACTTAATCTTCCATTGATTAGCCTTTGAGTTGACTTGCTAGTTGGTTTAAAATGTGAACCAGTCTTCTCATTCAGATATTTGATAATTTCTTCATAGACATCTGATTGGGGCTTTTGCCCCTTATCTATATCTATATCTATATCTATATCTATATCTCCGTTGCCTTTTGTTGCAGTGGTGTTGCATTGCAACAGTTTTTGCGTCTCTCGATGCTTACGAGATCTACGGGTGCTTGCTGTTTCACTGCCTACCATCTCAGGAACTTGTTCAAGATTGAACTGATAATTGTCTGATGTTGTCAACAGTTTCTTCTTAGTCAAAAACATCAATGTCAATCTGATTGCTTCCGGATCTTCATCAATGATGAGTGATAATTCTTCAGCTAGATCTTCAGCTAATCCTTCAAAATACAACTTTCCTTGTTCAGCTAGACTTGCAAGCATCATTTTCAAATAGATGATTGTGATCTCTTCTCCACCGGGAAGCTTTCTCATCAACTTCATTTCTTTGGAATTGAAGAAGTCATCTTTTAATTGTAACCAGTAATATCTACGGTTCTCAGTTACCATCCATTAGGCCTCCTTGTTTGCAAATTTTGCATATTCTTTGAGAAAATATAGCTGGACAGTCCCAAGGCTTCCATGCCTGTTCTTCTCAAGGATGAGTTCTGTCACATTGTCTGGTTCTTCTTGTTCATCACGCTTGTAGTAAGCTTCTCTGTACAAGAAGGCTACTATGTCAGCATCCTGCTCAATTGATCCAGATTCCCTTAAGTCTGACAGTATAGGTCTCTTATCATTCCGTTGATCAACTCCACGAGATAACTGACTGAGAGCGATGACAGGGACTTTCAATTCTTTGGCTATGATCTTCAATTGTCTTGAAATTTCAGAGACTTCCTGTTGTCTGTTTTCTCTTCCTCTTCCTTCGATCAGTTGAAGATAGTCAATCACAATCAATCCTAAACCGCCATTCTCTTGAGCTAGTCTTTTGGCCTTTGATCTAATTTCTGAAATCCTGATCCCTGCTGTATCATCAATGAAGATCTTCCCTCTTGCTAGTCGTTCCTGTGCTGAAATCATTCTGCGCCATTCGCTCTCAGAGAGATTCCCTGTTCTGACATGATACGATGGAATCAAGCCTTCTGCTGACAGCATACGCTCCACCAAGCTTTCTGCTCCCATCTCAAGAGAGAAGATTGCTACAGCTTTATCTGAACTTTTGGCCACGTTCTGAGCGATGTTCAGGGCAAATGCTGTCTTCCCCATTGCAGGCCTTGCAGCGATAATGATCAAGTTATCTTCATGAAGGCCTGTTGTGATTTGGTCAAAATCAGTGAAGCCTGTTGAAGTTCCTGTCACATCACCAACCTTCTGAGATCGTTCATCTAGAATAGACTGTGTTGAATCAATCACATCAATGATGGGCCTGAATCCTTTTTTCTGCTCGTTTGAAATTGTTGACAAATTCTGCTCAGTCTGAGCTAGGATCTCATTTAAGTCTTTCTGGCCATCGTAAACATTTAAAATGCTCTGGCTCAGGTCTTCGATGACTTTTCTTGCTCTGGATTTCTCAGCGACAACTTTTGAATAATGTTCAATGTGGGCGCTTGTAGGCACTGCATTGATCAGACTTGCAAGAAATGCCATCCCTCCGACTTGTTCAAACTGTCCAATAGAATCAAGGGCAGATTTGACAGATACGGGATCAATTGGATCTCCTTTGTCTGATAGATCCTGCATGATGTTGAAGAGCATCCCATGAGATAACTTGAAGAAACTATCCTTTGTCAAATATTCGGAAGCAATGTGAATCTTATCAGGATCAAGAAAAATTGAACCTAACACAGCTTGTTCAGCTAGAAGATCATGAGGCAGTACATTCATATTTTCTGCCATTTAATAACTCCTATCTGCGATAACCGAAGCGCATTGTTTCCCGTGCTTCTTGGATGCGTTGTTGTTCTTGAATCATTTTTTTGAGTTCACGTTTTGACTCTTTGCATCGTTCACTGATTGCGCTGATAATAATCATTTGAAGCAAGATCACCATGATCAACAAAGCAATAATAATTTCTAGTAACATTTTTAATTCCTCCAGTATTCATTCAAGTTGACAGCCATGATTGCTGCTAGGTTCTTTTGTTCTGTCAAAATTTGGCGCTTGTAGGGTGCCAAACCCTCATTCCGTTCTTCATCATTTTTAGGAAGGTAATACCCATTGGGTTTTCTCTTCTTTGCAACTATTGGATGCCCAAAATTTACACGCAAGCTTTCAATGATGTTTTCTATCGTTCTCTTGCCACAGTGAAATTTTTTTCTGAGCTGAAATGCTGTAACTGGCATTTCATTTGTTGCATAGTTCTTGATGTAGTTAAGGACATTTGCCTCAGTGGCTGTCATATCTCTAGATATTGCCATGTTTGGCCTCCTTGTGTTATAATTGTTTTAGTAATTTTGTTAAGCGCCTGATTTTTTTCGGGTGCTTTTATTTTTGCATTGAGCGACAAAACTGCTGAACATCTTCAAGGTTGTAAAGGTATTTCCCACCTTTGCCAGATTGCTGAAACTGAAATTTCCCTTGGTCTCTCCATTCCTCAAGCTTTGTTCTTCCCCAACCGGTGGAAGCTTGAAGCTCTTTGATAGAGACCCATGTGATCTGTCTTGATGTTCTTTTTTTGGCTTCATCTAATGCTTTGATATTTAATTGAACCAGCTCTTCAAATAGTTTATCTTTGAACTCTGGGCCAAATAGTTCCAACACCATCTATCTTTCCTCAAATTTTTCCCATGATTCAGAAATTCGCAATTTCTTATTTATTCGCAATTTCAAATCATCACTGCCTTTTCCATTCTTGAACATCTGTGTGATCATTGCTGGGCTAACCCCGACCACGGTTGCAAGATCAGAACGAGTCCATCCACGCTTGTGGAGTTCTTCTTCTACAAGTTCATTCCATTTTTTGTGTTGTTGGCTCATGCTGCCTAACTCCTTTCTGTTTTTTGTAACAGTTAAAGAATTAGTTAATTATTTTATGCATTTACTTGACTTGTTTTAGTGTATCTGCTAAAATGAAGGCATAGTAAAAAGACATATTTAAAAACATTTTCTTTCTAAACGATACCGCTCGCCAAAGCTATCTTTTTTAGAAGTGTTTTATATGTTGTTTAACTAACTCTTTAACTTTACAAAAACTATTTTAGCGTATACGCAAGAATTTGTCAAGCGTTTTTTGCGTATTTACTAAATATTTTTTGTCAATTCATTAGAAAGGTTGATAATTCAATGTTTTCGACATTTGAAATTATTAAAGAATTGGCTAAAAAGCGGGGAATTTCTCTAAATCAATTAGAAGAAAAACTAGGGATTGGGAAAAATTCTTTGTATGGCTTGAAAAGAAATCAGCCATCTGCTGAAAGATTGCAACAAATTGCAGATTATTTTGATGTGTCCATCGACTACTTACTAGGGCGCACGGAAAATCCAAATATTGCAAAAGATGGTGATGCTTCTGCACCATTGGACCTCAGAGATATTGCTGCACAATCAATGTTATTTGATGGGAAACCATTGACAGAAGATGACATAGATTTCATTACAGCAGTTCTGGAGGCACACTTGAAAAATAAATAGAGGTGCATTTTATGACTGTGAAAGAACTTTGTGCTAATGAGGGAGTGAACTTGTGCTATTTTGATGGCAGTGAGTGGCACAGCCCCGGATTTTTCAATCCTGTTTTGAACATTTTGGCATTAGATATAAATTTGTCTAACGATGAACAAAAACAAGTTGCTCTTCATGAACTTGGTCACAAAGAACACACTCCTTTTCAATATGAATTGAACAGGGAGCTTTGCGAATTACAAGCAGATAGAAGCATGATTCATCACTTGCTTGAAGAAGAATTGAAGTCAATGGATGATGTAAGAGATTTCAACTATCTGCATTTTATGGAAAAATACAGTCTAAAGACCATCGCTAGCGAAACGATGGTCAAAGACGAATATAATTCACTAATTAGTTGAAAAAGGAGAAAAATAATGGCTATTTTTGGTAAAAATAATGATGAAAAAGAAGTTGCTCAAAAACAGAAATACTACAATGATGCTTATCCTTATTTTGAAAAAAATAATATGCTGAACATTTTAGAAAAATACCCAGATCAGGCTTCCTACATTGGGAATGTCATGGACAGTAAAGCTATAGCAATTATGAATGCAAGTGGTCCGGGCGCATTGGAAAAGGTGCAAATACAACAGAATCAAATTTTGATCAAACAAAATGAGGAAATAATTGAACTTTTAAAAAGGTTAAAATAAAAAACTCTCCACAAAAAAGGAGAATGAAATGCAAATCAAAACATATAAGAAGAAAAATGGTGAGACTGCTTACGGATTTAGGATCTATGTAGGCAAGGAAAATGGAAAAGATAAGTATGTAAAGCGTCAAGGCTTCACATCTAAAGCAAAGGCACGGGCAGCACTTCTCCAACTTCAAACCGACCTTGAAAATAGCGAGGAAATCACTGTCAAGGAAATTACTGTTGAGGAAGTTGCTGAAGAATGGCTCAAGGAATATGCTGACACAGTACAGGATAGCACCTACATCAAGACCGAACGGAATATAAAAAATCATATTTATCCGACTTTGGGAGATAAAAAAATCTCTTCTCTCACTCCTCTTCAGCTTCAGGAACAAGTCAATGACTGGTCCAAGAAGTTGGTCTATGGACGTAAAATGAAAGGCTTGATGAATAACATATGTAAGTACGCTATCAGACATGGCTACATCTCAACCAATCCGGTTGAGAGTGTAACAACTCTTGTCAGAAAGCAAGTAGATACAGATAGCGATTTTTACGATAAGGAGGAACTGAAATCTTTCCTTGAATTAGTAGACCAAACAGATGAGCTGAGAAAGAAAGTCCTCTTTCGTCTTCTAGCCTTCACAGGGGCTCGAAAAGGGGAGATTTTAGCCCTCAAATGGGAAGACTGGACCAATAACACTCTGAGCATAAATAAAGCCATTACGAGAGGATTTGACGGGGAATCTGTAGGCCCTACAAAAAACAAAAGTAGCAACCGATTGATCAGCTTGGATGAAAAGACAAGTGAACTGCTCACAGAGTGGAGAGAAATGAATCCTACTACTACTTTTATCTTTGAGAATGAATTAGGAAAACCAATACCAGGAACACTACCACGTAAATGGCTACAACAAATTGTCAAAGATTCGGATGTGCGTCCGATTAAGATCCACGGCTTCCGACACACACATGCCAGTCTATGCTTTGAAGCTGGAATGACACTCAAACAAGTCCAGTATAGACTTGGACACTCGGACCTAAAGACAACCATGAACATCTATACTCACATCACCAGAGAGGCCAAGGATGATATTGGTGAGAAATTTGCAAACTATATTGATTTTTAGACAAATAACATAAAGACAGACCCTTTGAATAAAAAAGGGTCTGTTTTTGGGTCTGCCAGTTTCAAAAAGGTTCAAAAAGGAATAGAAAGTATAAAACAAAAAACGTTGTTTTTACAACGTTTTAGAAAGTTTTAGAAAGTTTTAGAAACTATAGATGGAGCCGGTGGGAGTTTCTGAAAGTTGTTCATATCGCTGTTTTTAGCTTTTAGGGTCTGTTTTAGGTACTGACTCTAAAACTCCACAAGTTCATTGCTCACATTGTTAGTTTAGCATAGCTTTTAAGAAAGTTCAAGTTTTATTTTTTTATCTTAGAGACAAAAGAAAGTCATTTAATAGGAAAAGATTTTTCGATAATTGTTTGAGGTTATACCGGACATTTCTGAAACTTTCCGTTATAACAGAAAAACCCTCCGATGAGGAGGGTTTCTGTTTCTTATTTAAAAGATCCAAAGTCTGTGATGCGTTGTCCATTTTCTGACTGTCCAACAGCCACATATCTACGATTTCCAGAACCGCCAATGTAGGAAATCCAAATATAGCCATCATTGTCAATCCATCCATCATAGTTGATTTCTTGACCTACACTATACACAGCTACAATCTCAGCTCCAAGACCTGCTTCAGCTCGTACATTCAAAGCAGATACCTCAACAGTGAATGTTCCTGTTTCTGGATTGAAGCCACTTGATTCAATTGTCAATGGTTCTGATGGTTCTGGCTGTTCGAATGCCACAGATGTGTCATCAGTTGGGAAATAGAACCATCCAACAATTCCATCAAAGTTGCGTGTATTGTATCGTGCAGGACCTCCAACATAGAGGGAATCAGCATTTCCATCAATGTTCTGTTCAATGGTTCTCATAGTGACTCCATCACTATCCTCAATCACAATTCCTGTGTGACCATAAGGATGGCCATACAGATAAGTTGTATCCATGACAAAGATGGCTCCTGCTCGTGGGTTGACTCCTACTGCATCATATACTACTTCATACCCTAACCCAGCAGCTGAATTAAGTAGGTCAATAGCATTTCCCCAGAGAGCTTTCCCGAAAAAGTTGATAGAAATTGAATTTGGTAAGTCAACACATTGGGTCCCGTATGCACCATCTGCATCAGCTCCAACACCTTGATTGGCCAAAGATTCTGAAAAACTTAAAATGTCATTTGTTGCTACCATTTTTGAACCTCATTTCTTCCATTGTTCATTTGCTTTTTTCACAGCGGCTTCAATGAATGTGTTTAATTGGTCATTTGTCAAATTGATGTTATATGCTTCTAGCCCTTCAATCAAGCTAGTTTTAGCATGCTCCATCTTATCCTTTCCGTGGATGTCCAATGTCCCTGCTACTTGTTCAGTAGCGTTCACAGCGTTCTTTGCAAGGATTTCAGCCACTTCAATGGCTTTCTTACCACCACGAGTCAAGAGGTATTTTTTAACCGCTTGAACGATGATTCCAACCATAACTACTAAAATACTCATTGAGCTGCTTGCTACAATATCAGTGATTTGATTCATTTTTCTTTTCTCCTTTTTTGATTAATTTACTAGGCTCTTCCAAGCCATCTTTTAACTGAAATTTCTCGTGATCAATATTTTGTTTCACAAGACGATCTAGGCCAGGAATTTCAACTCCTAAAGCTGAGAGACTGGCAAGAATGCTTGAACCGTATGCTGCCATCATTGCGACAATAAAGGCATCAACTACGGGTCCAAGATTCATATATAGGGCGAATGGATAGCCAATGGCTGTAATTAAAATCATAGCTGTGTGACTTACTAGCCCTTTCCTCCATTTTCTGCTTGAGAACTCATGATAGGCCCATGCTCTAGCCACACCTAAAACGATATCTAGAGCCACAATGGCCATCAAGAGAAATACAATCATGTGTTCATCAATTCCGTGATCATAAAAGTCACGCACTACTTCGATAATTCCAAAGATTCCATCTGGTTCTTGATACATCAATCACACTCCTCTCAATTTATGATTCAGGTTGTGCTACTGGTTGGGTTTCAAGGTCTCCTGATGGTTTGTTTTGTTTTTCTTCTTTGGGAACTTCCCAATTATAGATTGCAAGCTTACCATTTTGAAGAAGTGGGCCTTTCAAGTCTTTGATTAATTCCCCGTTATATGTGAAATCATAATTGACTTGAACAAGAACACGTTTCCCTTCACTGAATTTTTCAGTGTGGTCTGGATCAATCAAGGTGAAGATGTCATGTTGTTTGTAAGTTTTACCTACTTGAGCAGCTTCTACAAGCTCAAGCGCTCGCTTGTAGAGTGTTGGATCCAGTGGATTGTCTTGATTGGTCACAGCTACAAGGACAGACCAGTCAGCAAGTGCTTTGTTATTTTGAATTAGAACATCTTTCTTTTCGTTTTCTTGAGTGAGTTCTTGAATCTTCTGAATGGCATTCTTATTGGCATCAACAGACTTGTCAAGCTCTTTCTTGAGGGCTACGATAGCGCCAGAGGGGTCCAACTCCATTCGTACAAGATTTAGAACAGCTTCCACAAGAGTTGTTTCTTCGTCCCCCATGCGGTTATTTGGAAGGGATTCTTCAAATACCCGGTATGGATAATCTTGCTTGATGGAAACCTTTGTGGCATTAGCTACGGGGTCATAGGATTTGAACTGCACTTTATAATTCATTAGGCATTTACCTCATTCTTATTCTTAACTTCTTCAAATAGGTCCTTCAAATCTTTGTCAGATTCCAGAACAGAGCGATAGATTTCTAGTTCTTTGAGGAGCTGTTGCTTCTCCTGCTGTGCTTCATTCAATCGTGCCTTGAACTCAGCTTCATTGATTGATTTACTAGACAATTGATTGGCTAGATCTGTGATGATTGATACATAAGTGTTTTCTTTCATTTTTGTTACCTTTCTAAATTCCGAATTTATCAAAATCCCTTAATGAATTAGCTACTGCATTTCTGATGGAACTGTGGAGAGCTGTTCTCATTGGTTTTCCATTATGGGGAGTGAAGTCATCAGTTGCAAATCCTGCATTGACAAAGTGCTGAATCGCTGTTCTGAGAGTTCTCAGAGCTTGTCTGAGCCATACTCCGTTGTTTCCATTGTTAATAAGTAGGAAATCACCAGCTTGAACGTTGGTATTTCTTCCGTTGGTACCGTATGGAGCAATTGTCGTTCCTCCCCAAGTGCTTATTCTCCAACCATAAGGATTGCTTCCAGTGGCCTGGTCATAATTATAAGAGTGAGTAAAGTTAAATCTATCACCTACAAACGTCACCTTATCTGCGTTGTCATGATCTCCTGTTCCTACTCCTTTGATGGTATCCACAATCATTCCATTGAATCCACCTTGATCCCAGTGACTTCTGATGTCGTTGTCACGACGGTCAGCACCTATAATGGCTTTTGAATTGATGTAGCGTCTTCCGTTTATCGTTACATCATCATTCCGGAAGAAAAGCCCTTGGCTAGAAGCATTTGTTTGATCCCGGAAAACTCCTGTGAAGTTATCGTAGAATGACAATCGTCCATTGTCTAAATCAAAACTAGATACACCAGAATTTGCTGTCAGTCTTCCTCCACGGATATCATTTGCGGAAATTCCCACAGATGTTAGTTGAGTGATGAAGGCTCTCTGTGAAGCTAGTTCTCTGATGAAGGCTTGGTTTGATACAAGTTTGTTGATCATAGCAGAGTCAACTAGTAGCTTATCTGCTGTCACTGCATTGCTGGCCAGAATCTGAGTGGTTACTGATCCAGATTCCATGTGTCCTGTTCGAACGCTCTGAGATGCCAGATGCCTGCTTGTGATTGAGCCATCAACTACCATGTCACCTTTAACCTTGATCAATTGAGCGATTAAGGCAATAGCTTCCGGTTCTTGCACAAGCAAGGAGCTGATGGTCCTTCCATTGATGCTCTTGCCTGTGCCAAATGAGATCTGACCATCTGTGATGTTGATGTCTGTTTTTTTCAAAACTCCATCAAATTGGCTGATGATCGTTGCCACTTGCCCATCAACTGTTTGCTGATAATTCGCAAAGCGCCCGTTGATGCTGTCCTTGAAATCATCTAACTTGTCATTGAGGACAGAATTTTGACTAGATAATTTCTTGTTTGTCTCATCTGCTTGAGTTGCCAGTTTGACATCTGTTGAGTGTGCTTGCTCTTCAATTTTGGTTGTAAGTGCCTGCTCCTGAGTTGCAAGCTTATTGTTTAGTCCTTCTGTTGCATATCTCAGATTATTCCCAAACTCAGTTGAGAATGTTGAGAATTGACCATCAACAGTCTGCTTGTATTCAGCAAGTTTGCTCTCAATTCGTGAGTTGATTGTGTCCAAGCTGTTTGGCTTGTATGGAGGGACTTTTGGCCCTTTGACCAATATTGGTTTGCGAATCCAAAAGTGTGCATTGTTGACTGCATAGAAGTATAGTGGAAAACTTCCAGAGGTATCAAATTCAAAATCAGTTGCTAGGAATGTGAACTCAGCTTTCAGCCATGTGTTTTTTGCTGTTGTTTTATCTGCAAAATTCTTCCCAAACACTTGCTTATTATTTGAATGTCGTTTGAGTGTAACTGCTATTCCTTTATCACATTCAACATCACTTCTCACTTGATATTCAAAACCTAATGAGTAGTATTCACCTTGAGTCATCTTGTTGATATACAGTGGGAATGTTGGACCTGCAAATGTATAAGAATTTGCAGGAGATCCGGAAACTTTCATTTTGAAAATCCCGTTCTCTACTGATGTAATTCTGGTTGTGCCATTGTTGGGCGCTGTATATTCAGTTAAGCTGTCAGCTAATTTAACAAGGTTTTCTTGGTCAATCTGACTTCCTAGAGCTTCGATCCTTCTTGTGATCCCCTCAGAATCTTCTGTGTACTTATTCTTAGAAATGTAATTCTCAGATAGATTCTCACGAATTGTCTTCAGGGTATTGCTTGTTTGCTCTTCTGTATAACGTTTTAGCCTAGACTCAAGGATTCCACTCTCTCCAGTGTACTGTTCAAGTGCTGTGATTTGTGTTTTAAGTCCTTTTGCGGTACGCTCAAATGATGCTGAAGCATTTGTGACAATAGCTTCTTGATCTTCTGGGGCTGGTCCTGCATCTGTTCTAGTAGTGCTTTGTGTTAATTCCACCTTTTTGAATGAAATCGAACCTGCTTCACTATATCCGATAATGACGCGCCAAAAATCAAATTCATCGCTTTTTTCTAGAGCTGGAACAGAAACTTTGTACAGATTCCATTCATCAGTTAACTGAAATTGAGCATAGATTCTTTCTGGATTGTCCCCAGATTTTCTATTTTCACGCAATGAAACCCACATTGTTCCTGAACCGCTATTCCTTTTAGCATAAAAAGAAATAGTGTAAGGCTCGCCTTTCTCTAGATAGTCCAGAGCGGTTGTTTTTGAGGTAGCCCAGCTTGGCGCGGTGCTAGAAAATAGCTGTGCCTGTTTCCAAGTGTTAGTATTGCCTGTAATGGTATATATACCATTCTCTGCTGTACCGGTTGAATCACTTGAATCGCCATGAGCAAAAAACCAAAGACCACGAGTGAAATCATAGTCTTCTGCGTAGTTCCTTGAACCAACTTTCAGATTCGTGAACTCTTCTTTGACTCCTGCCACCGTCTGCTCAACATATGACCTATCAGCTTTGCCATTTACCACATTAGTCAGGTCAGAAACGGCTTTCTCAGTAGTCTGCTCAAATCTGGATTGTGCACCTTTTAATTCAGTGAATTGGCTTTCTGTAGACTGTTTGAATTTGTCAATTTGCTCTTTGACTTCTACATCTTTTTTAATGAGCTTTTCAGTTGTAGCCGCCAAGCCATCCATTTTCACTTCAATGCCATTGTATTGAGCTTTGAACTCTTCTACAATTTCATTCTTGTTTGCTTGGTTTGCTGCTGCTATCTTCTCAGTGACTTGAGCTGAGATTTCCTCTTTGACTACTTCAGCTTGTGCTTTGGCTTGCTCGATTCCATCAGTGATCTCTTTCTCCAAAGCTCCTGCCTTGTCTTCAAAAGCCCTGTTAGCATTGTCAACCAATACTTTCAATTTCTTGTAGTATTCATCATCCTCTTGAGTCTTTTGGACTGTATCTAGGATTTCAGATGCTACATCAGAAATTCCATTAGAGCCTGACATGCCTCCACCGTGACCGGCTTTGTCATCAAAAGTAAGAGAGATATACTCTTCTGAAAGGGCATCAAAAACATAGCCTACAGCTTTCTTCTTCAGCATGACATCATGCTTCAAGCTCATGAGGGCTGCTGTGTCGCCAAGATGGACAGTTTGCCCATCAAGCTCATAAGCTTCAATCTTGATCTGATCAGTAGGCTTGTCAATATTCCCATTCTTGAACTTGGCTTCACCCCATTTTCTCAGTTCTTCCTCTGTAGTAAGATCATTGTTCTCATACTCAGCTTCATTGATGTAAGGGTAACTACCAATGAGGGGGCTGTCCACAGTGACTTTCAGAACCGTGTCTTCTTCTGCTCCCTCTGGTTTGAATGTTGATTTCAGATGTATTCTTGTGATGATGCTTGAACTGCTCTTGTTTCGTTCATACTGCTTCAAATTTTGATGTGTGGTGATTACCACACCACGATCAATTCCCCGACTCTTTGGAATGTCGATCAGGAAGTTGTCACGAATCATCTCGCCTTCCCAAGCACCCACGATGGAATGTTTTCCATCCATCAGGATCTTATAGAGCGTTTCATCTTCTGTAGTGTTGAAGGTTCTATTGTCCATGATGTTACTTGAGAATGAGAATTTTCCAAGTGGTGTCTTGACTGCTGAAATCATAGCATTCAAGGCGATTTGACAGGTTGAGTTTGAAACCTTAATAGGGCGAACAGAACGCTTGAAGATGTCCTCTGTGATATGCTGACAAGTCAGACTTACTGTGTCATCTTGCTCACTGATTTCCTTAATTCGGAATAGTTGCCGGCCAGTGACAGGGGTGGGGGCAATGATGAGCATGTCTTCCTGAAACTTCTTATAAATTTCAGTGTCTGTGATTGGATAATCAACCTTGAGAGTATAGCTCACGTTGATTACTTCTTCAACTTCTGCTTTTGTTGCTTCATGGAGTGGCTGGCCATTCCATTTTACTGTTTGAACATTTCTGTCTAATAAATATAGAATTATAACCACCCCCAATTGGTTTCGAAAATAAGTGATTGAATGCCAGGACCTAAAACCACCCCAACAGTTTTCTGAGCTTGGTTAGCGTCAATTGTGATAAAATCTCCTGACCACTTCACCAGATTCCCTTTCTTATCAAGGAAGCTTGGATTCTGTGGGTCATTTACCATTACAGCGCTCTCAGATAGTTGTTCAAGCTTGATGGTTTGCTTTCCAATCGTGAAGCTAGTCTCAGATGAGCTATTTCCTCTAATTATGATTTTAGGGAACGCTAGTGAGCTACCTTGTAGCCTGAGAACACCATTTGAAGTGAGAGTTTGAACATCATTGTTCTTCATGTATTTTGTAGGGTGACAAATAAATGTCACCTCTAAAGAATACATTTTAGTTTTATCTCTCTGAGTGTCAGACACCTTTGTCTGATAGCAGAACCATCTTGTGAGCTTGTTCTGTTGATTCTCAAGCCAGAAATTTCTTTTGGAGAGAAATTGGACAAATTCAAGGACTTGCAACTCTGTTGGGTTGATGAGCTGAAGAGTGTATTTCTTTTCAATCGCTTCTCTGTGAGGGTTTGACTGAACAATATATCCACTAACTCCATCATGACTCAAAAGTTTGTCCTTTGAGAGACCCACCTGAATTGTAGGGCCTTCAAGTACAATCACATCAAATGGAAATGATGAAGTTCCGACTCCATCAATTATCAATTCGTTGTATCTTACCATGCAGGCGCTCCTCTCAATTCTTTCTGTCTTCTCAATTCAGCAGCTATCTTCTGAGATACTTTATTAGCGATCTTCTCAATATCAGCTTCTTCTCTAATGATGTTGTCAGAGATGTTGATGTTAATCACGGTTCCTTGTGGATCCATTGTTTGGGCAATGCCACGGCCAATGGCGCTCAAGTTCCGTTCATTCAGTGGTAGGACTGCTTCTTTTCCAGCTTCACCACCAACCATGAGGCTATTACCATTCATGCCAAATGCTGTGGGCTTAGTTAAGATCCCACCTTTGGCATACCATTCAATGCCAATGCTTGGAATCCCTTTACCTTTCAGCCAGTCCATTGGGTTCAGTGATCCACTTGCCTTGAAGTGAGGCAGTGGAATGTGTGGCCACTTGAATTGGAAATTGAAGAAGCCTTTAATTCCATCAATAGCTTTTCCTACTAGGTCTTTGGCTCCATTGATAGCACCCCCAATTGTGTCTTTGATCCCGTTCCAGATTCCTGATGCAGTTGAGCTGATACCGTTCCAGATTCCTGAAATCGTGCTTGAAATTCCATTGAACACACTTGAGACCGTGCTTGAAATTCCATTCCAGATGCCAGATAGGGTTGAGCTGATACCGTTCCAAATGCTTGATGCAGTGCTTGAAATAGTGTTCCAGATATTAGACAAGATCTGAGCCATCGCATTGAATACAGATTCAGCAATGCTCTTGATACCATTCCAGATACTTTCAGCGATGCCCTTGATGGATTCCCAAGCCCCAGACCAGTCACCATTGATGATCTGCATAACAGTCTTAATGATGCCTAATACCACGTTGATGGCTGTTTCAACAACAGTTTTGATGGTATCCCAAACTGTGGAAATTACGGTTGAAATGTTATTCCATGCAGTTTCAATGAATGGTCCAAGGACGTTCATGACTGTTGTCACTACTGCTGAAATAGCGTTCCAAACTGTTTCTGCTGTTTGTCTGATCAATTGCTGATTGTCATTCCACCAACTTGTTAGCGTCCCCCAGATTTGCATTACAAAGTCAGAGATGGCTTTGACCACAGTGTTGATGACTGACATGATAGCGTTCCAGACTGTTTCAACAGCGGTCCTGAATCCCTCATTGGTTTCCCACAAGTGCTTGATAACCAAGACTATTCCTGTGACTGCTGCAATAACAGCGGCTATCACTCCAATGATTGGCAATGCAGCAGCTATCAGCCCTCCTATACTTGCTCCTACAGCAACAGCAGCCGCCTGAAGGGCAAGGAAGATTGGGGCAAGTACACCGGCCACTGTTACAATTGTTCCAAAGACTACAACAAAGTTTTTGATGGGCCCAGGTAAGTTGTTGATCCATTCTGCCACCTTCTTGAAGATATCCACAATGATGTCAAGGGCTGGTGCGAATGTTTCAGCGATTGCTCCACCAACTTCAGCCATAACGATTTTCAAACCGTTTTGTGCTGTGGTGAATTTGTCAATGGGGTCTAGGGTGTTTTCGTAAGTTTGAGAAACCAGACCGGCTGACACTTGTGAAGTGTAGCCTAAATCTTCCATGTTGAATTTCCCACGTTTGATTGCATCAATCATTTGAGGGGCTTTCTTAGCACCAAAGATCTCCATAGCGATTCCCATCGCTTCGGTCTCTGACTTGCTGTTCTTGATGGCTTCAATGGTTTCATTCAGACCTTGCTTCATGGTCTTTCCTTGCTTGGTATATACACCAGCGGCCTTTGTCAGTCCAGAAAGCGCTGAGGATGAATCCACCCCGTTTTTCTCGAATTGACCAATAAGGGTGACTGCTTCACCAAATTCAAGACCAAGCATCTTGATTTGAGGCGCTCCATCAGTTGCCTTTTTCATCAACTCATCAACAGAAACCCCGGTATCTTGAGAAACGTAGGTTACATTATCCAAAATCTCTGTTAAGTCATCAATGGATAAGCCATAAGCTTCCATTGCCTGCTTTGATTGGATTGTTGCATTGGTGACATCCGTCCCATTGATCTCAGAAAACTTGATCATGTCTTCTGAGGTCACTTTTAAAGCGTCCCCGGTTAACTTGAATTGAGTATTGACCTCACCAACCGCATTCCCGATGGTACTGAAATCAGTAGGAACCTCAGTAGCTATGCCATTCGCAATGCCTTGCATTTCTTCAAGAGCTTTTCCACCGGCACCAGTCTTGGTGACAATGGTGTCCATTCCCTCATCAATTTCCCGGAACGCATCTAGAGCGCTCTTTCCAAAATCAACCAACTTTTGACTGATTTCAGATAGCTTCTCAGAGAATTGGTTCAGTAACTCAGCTTTCAGAAGCTTGTTTGTCTCTTCAAGACCGCTACTGGCTTTCTTCCCTGACTCACCAAGATTCTCCATTTCATTGGAAAGCCCGTTGAAGGCAGCCTTGGACTCATTCAGTTGAGTTTCTAGCTTATTGACTTCTGTTGAGTTCTCGCCATACTCTTGTTTTGCAAGAGCAAGCTGTTTCTCAAGATTCTCAACCTGTTGGGCGACAATCTCGCTTTGCTTCCCAATTTTCTGTTCAGCAAGTGCCAGCTTATCTGCTTCACTAGCATTGGAACCCATTTGGCTTTCTTGAAGTTTGAATGAGCTGACAACTTTGTCACCTTCGCTGGCAAGGCGCTGTTGCTCGTTTTGAAGTTCTTTCAGTTGTTCACGGTTGGACTTGGTAGCATTCCCATTTCCATCTAATGCCTTATTGACATTTTCAAGCTTGTTCTCATAGCCCTTCAGGATATTCTCTGTCTGGACAACTTCACGTTGAAATGCACGGTATTGATCAGCACCAATGTCACCACTCTTGAACTGAGCTTCAACTTGTGCTTGTGCCTGTCTCAATGTTTCCAACTTCTCTTTGGTAGTTGAAACTTGCTTTTGGAGGACTTCTTGCTTCTGAGCCAATAGAGTCACATTCCCTGTGTCAAATTTCAGAGCCTTGTCAATACTCTTCAATTCTTTTGCTGCTTCAATAGAGGCAGAATTTACTTTTTTTAGGGCGTTTTGAAGGGGCTGTGTGTCACCACCAATCTCAATTTTTATCCCTTTGATATTACCGGCCATATTTCCTCCTTTCACATAAAAATATAAAGAGCGCCTAAAGGATTCTTGTGATCAATCGTCCATCCATTCGATGAACTTGACCTCGTATTCTTCCTCTCAGCACTCTATTTCAGACTAAAATGAGTCAAAATCTGACTGTGTGGCCTTGCGTGTTTCTGATTTGTTCTCAGTACGCAAATTCACATAATCTGTTTGATAATCCAAAGCCATTCCAATTGAAATGTGCTTCAAATCATCAATTGTGAGACCAGTTTCTTTACAGCAAGAAAGATATGATTCTACTGTAAAGATTTCATCACTGGCTGATTCTGACTCATCTGGTTTTTTTTTGATGTCATCGTGTCGTTGATCATTTCCATTAGAATTGGAGCGATGTCCTGTAAGGGGAATTCCTCCATTTCCATGAAAAATTGTTCATAAGGCTTGATGTGTGGATTTCCTGATTTCGTGAAAACCCAAAACAAGCGATTGAAGAAGGTCATGTCAAAATTGGCTAACATGTTGATGTCAACTTCATTGTTGACATTCTCAGCCATTTGCATGATATTTTGATTTGAGATCATTCCAAATAGATCTTGGAAGAAATCTTTCCCAAACTCACTCTTATAAGCGATAGGAGTGTAAGCATTGGTTACAAGCTCATACTCCTTTTCACTAATGATCACACTCTTACGCATTTAAGACCTCCTTAATTACAGAGCTTGATTAGGTTCATAAACCTTTTCAAACCATTTCTTATAAACTTCTTGATCGTCCGCTGATGTGATTGAGCGTTTTACAACTTGGTCACCGGGACGAGGACTAGCATTGAAGCTCAATTCACGTTCATTCACGTTGGTTCCGTTCTTGGTAGCTGATCCGCTTGATGGGCGACTTGCTGAACAGTAATACATGACATGGCGTGTCTTGTTAGCATCGCCAGCAAATTCAAACATAAGTGCGAAGTTGGTTGTCTTCGCATCTGCTTTTTCTGTGACCACTCCTGTTGTAGAGTCTTTGATGTCACCCAAAATTTTTGTTGCGAATGCTTCAATGATGTGTGGGACTTTGAATTTACCTTCGTAACCTTCGTTTGAGTTGACGAAGTAATAATCAATGTTATCAGCTTTCACTGATCCTGAATCCCCTTTAGGGTCCAGCGTCAATTCCATCGCTCCAGGGAAGCGGAATACTTGACCATAAGTGATCACTCCTGCTTCACTGATTGATTGGATTGGTGCCACATGGACATTTTCAAGTCCAAATGTAACTTTGTTTTCAGTCATTTCTTTCCTCCTCAATATAGATAGACTTCATAAGACTTCACAAACAGTCTTTCTGATTCAATAAAATTCTCTTCTTGAACATCATAAAAGAGCTTATGGTCATTCCACAGCTCTTCTAATCGTTCTTCTAGTTCCTCATCTTTTCGTTCAAATGCCAATTCCACAGTGACAGCACGGATTTTGTATGATGCTTGATTGTCTGTCCCCGTGATAGATGGCAAGCTTTCAAAATAGACAAGGTAAGGCAGCATGGGGACGTTTCCTTCCCTGAATGCCTTGTAAGTGACTGGCAAGCCAGCCTTCTCCAAAATATCTGCAAACTCTGACAGCTTCATCTTCCAAGCTCCTTCAATTTCTTTTCAAAATTCTCAATAGCGTGATCTTCTGCCGGCTTGATGTGTACGATGCCGGAAACCCGTCCCCCGTTCCTTTTTAAGTGGCCAAATTCAAGCAAATGTGGAAGACGGTAATTTGAGTTATGAACCACAAAATTACCTTTCCCCATTTTTGTTTTTTTCCATGATTTGGCATACTTACCACCTTTTGCCCTTGGACTTTTTGGGCTTGTGGTTTTTAATTCTTGGACGGCCTCTTCTGCTGTTTCTTCTGCTATCTTATCCACTTCTTCTTCAACTTCTGTGGAATACTCTGCTAATGCTTTAGCAATTTGACTGGCTAGATCTTGGCTCATGTCATTTTCTCCACTAAAGTCAATTCAAGGATGTTGAGGTTGATTGGGTATGTCTTTAAAATCCGGTACTCCTTACCACCAAATTCAGCAAATTCCTGATTGTCATATTCAAAGCTATGAATATCAACAATCAGATTGGGCCTGATGCCAGCCTGATTGGCTTGGTAAAATTCGGACCGTGTGATGGATTTCTTCTTACAGAAAATTGTAGTTTTTACTTTCTCAGCTAGATCTTGCTTGAGCTTGTCCTTGCCTGTAATTTTAAAACCTATCAATGTGATTTCATCATTCCACATCTCACACCTCTTTCTTGGAAGAGATTTGCAGATTATGCAAGCGCCATTGAAGGTGACGTGGCAAATCAACACCACCTTCATAACGATAAGCAGCAAAGTCAACAATGAACATTTCATGGTCAGCACGATCTGGAACCAATTCAACACCCAGATTGTTTGTTAATTCGCTGATTACGCTTGAGACAATCTTCTCTAGTGTTTTATCTCGCAAATTTGAAGCAATTCCTAATTTGATTTTAAGTAATTCCACTAACTGACCAAT